GTGTGATAATGACCTGAATAAACAGCATCATAACGATTAAATAAGCTCTTATCCATACCATGAGATTTTATATTTGCATTACCCATGTACTTAAATCCTCCTAATTCAAGGTGGCCCATAAGAATTGAAGCATTTGAATTTTGAATAAAATCCATGCATTCTTCTTCATTTTCAGGACAAATCCATGGAAGAAAGCCAATTCCTAATCCATCGAATTTTTTTATTGTTGGATCAGTATGTATATTAATACGATCATTATATTTTTCCAGTATTAATTCTAAAGAATTTAGACTATTTGTATTTTTGTAATAAACGTCATGATTTCCTGGAATGATATCCATGTAAATATCATTATCATAAAGCTTACTAATAAATGTATCATAGTTATGTTTTAGCACTTTATAATTTACGAATTTACGATGATCAAAATAATCTCCGAGGTGAATTATGTCGCTGATACCATTATCATTTAAGTATGGGAAAAAAACTTCCTCGAAAAAACGACGAGAATAATTCAAATATATATCAGACCCATTTTTAACACCAAAATGAGTATCATTTATAAGAGCTATCTTCATGTTAAGTAAAATTATCTAATAGACCAATTTTCTTTTTGGTGCGGGTTTTTCTTTTTAGATCTTTACCAAACTTCCTAATTTCAGAATCCCTTTTACGAATCAGCTGAGATTTAAATCTAACACGATCTACAATACCAGCTGCATCAGGACAACCGCCTACATCCATAAATCCTTCTGCTCCAGAATGTTCCATATAGAGCTCTTTAATATCTTGATGTTTTTTCTCTTTAGCAATCCTTCTTAAAAATGCATAATACGTTATCTGTGTAAAATAAGCAAAAGCGTTTGGTAAACCTGTTCTTGTTGCCTTTTTGACGTCATAATTCATAATAGCTTTGATGCAATTTTCTACAGCATCCATAACCATTTCCTCTCTGTATGTGTATCCTGAGAAATTTGGCTTATGTGAAAGGCCTTCTGCAATTTTCAAAAAGCAGCTACCAATATACTCGGTGATTCGGGGTTCATCAATTTTGTTTTCACGGGCCTCGTTTACTGATTCCACGTAAGCAACGACTGCCCCAGAAAATTCCTTATTGTTCACATAATGTGGTTTCTCTCTGGCTTTCTTTTTCATAGTTACATATATATTCTACCATATAAAATACAACATGTACATACTTTTTTGTACTAATTGTATTTTTTTATTTACAGCCTTTCCATTATAGGGTATAATATTCTTAGAATAACAAAAACCACTAATTATCGTAAGGTTTCCACTTCTTCCTCCATTCTAAATCCTTTGGTTCTTCGTACTCATATATTGCTTCAATACCTCCATCGAATTCAGCATTATCTAGATTATCAAGGTCATCAGTAAATAATCTATCTAGTATTACATTTATCTCATCATCTGTTAAACTATCCTGTAGATTATTCTTAATAAGATATCTATGATATTGAATTTGAATATCGTCTATAACAGATGCAGAAGCAATAACTCTATCTTTGTGGATTTTTATTATATCGTCGTCTTCAGATAATATCCAAGGGATAAAGATTGAATTTCCTCTACCAGTCACTTTGAGCTCTATTGCGGTAGATATGTAGAAAGATTCACTTTCATTATCATAATGTTTTTCATTAGCTATAATGTTACTTCCATCTGTAAGTCTATAATTAATGAGATTAAAATTGTTAAGATAGTCTCTTAATTCTTTTTTCATAGTGGCACTTCGTGAATTTTGTAAATGAATTTTTCTTTAGAATAAATCTTAACACGTTCTATAGCGTGATTTAAAGTGTAATTCTTCTTCTTTTTCCAAGAAAGATCGTCAGCTAAATCATAGATTGTAGTTCCTTGTCCGTCAGCTGTCTTTCTTAAACCCCGGCCGATTGATTGCAAAACACGAATTTGTGATTTTGTCGGTGAGGCAAACATAATATTGTGGAGGTTAACTATATTTATACCTGTCGAAAAGGTTCCTACACTTGCTACGATGATTGCATTTTTTTCCTTTTCTGTTATTTCGCGAATCCTTTCTCTTTCTTCTGCATTTACTGCTCCAGAAACAAAAAAGACTTTTCTATCTGTGCCTTTTAATTTCTCTACAAATGCATCATACAAAGGTTTTCCGTGTTTTTGAACAAGATTATAAAGAACAAGAGAATTGCCTTTTTGATCACATGTAAGGTTAACAATAAACCTATTTCTTTTTTCATGAGAAACAATATGATCAATTTCATCCTGGTATTTTAAACCCTTGCACATTCTCCTTTCTTCATCAGGATATTTAAGAACTAAACACTGAATAGTTAATTGTGCCAAAGTCTCCGAATCAATAAGATCCTTTGTTGTAGTGACTCTATAAACAGGACCAAAATTTCCTTCAAGTGTCATTTGATTTGATAAAGCATCATCAATAGTTCCAGTTGTGCCTATCCTAAATCCAGCATTAACTAATCGATTCATAATTGTAGTTAATGACTTAGCTTTAAATGTGTGGGCCTCATCTCCTATTACCATTCCATACGATTGAAACCAAGACTGTGGAAGCTTAATAGCACTTTGCCATGTTGTAATAACTACAGATGCATCAAAACCAACTTTATCTTTCCCTGAATAAATTTTATGTACATCTTCATGAACATCAAAAGAATCATCTTGATATGAATATGATTCAAAATCTTTATACATTTGTTCAACCAATGATGTAGTAGGAACTACAACTAATACCCTTTTATCCATTTCATGGTTTAAATAATGTCTCATCAACATGTAGATAATTAGTGATTTCCCTGATCCAGTTGGAGAAATGAGTATTGCTCTTTTATTTTGTATTCCATGCACAAATGCATCAAACTGATAATCCCTCGGTTTAATTATTTTATCTCCAATACTTATTGTGGATTTACTAATAAACTCTTCTAAATCTCCTTTTTCAAAGAAATTCTTATCTTTCATCGACTCGTCATAAACAAGTTTATATCCACGCTCATGACAAAATTCAGATACGCGTTTCATTAAACCAAATGGAATAGATTGCGATCTGCTATCAAAAAGACGAATCTTGCCATCCCATAATTTATTTCTATAGGCAGGCATAAACTTGTATCCTTCTGCGAAAAAGGTAAAGTACTCTTGTAACTCCATCAATATACCAGAATCATCTGATCTGAGGATAACTTTAGCCTCATCTTTTTTATACGCAGTTATCATTACATTCCAGAAGTAAACTTCTTAAAGTCTAATATATTTTTTACATGTGTATGCCTCCAACGAATATTGCCCATAATTTCTTCAAGCGTATCAATAATTGTTTTCTGATAATCGATTTGTGCTTTTATTTTTACGAGATCCTCATCAGTTGAATAATACATATCCATATCTGACTTCATCGGTTTGGTCATACCATCAAATGGATCGTATTTCCAATTATGGCGATCCATATCGTCCTTGGTCATTTTACCATTGTAATAGAGCCATTTCTTTTTCTTCATTGACTCATATTCTATTTCTTTTTTCTTTAGCATTAGTTTTGCCATCGAAAAAAGTTCTAAATACTTAGCATGTAATTTAGAAGATTTTGTTGTTTCTTCGTCTAAACAAATATCATCAATAACTACATCTTTTTTCCACATTAACAAAATATCATTCAAATCCATAATCTATATTTTTATTTATTCCTACTTAATTATGAGGAATTCGTCATATCTAAATGACACATCTGCCTGAGCATATTCAATATCATTTGCCTGAGCATTAAATTCAACACCACTTAAAGATGTTGGAAACGCATTTTTAAACTGAAATTGTTTATTGACAGTACTATGATTAGTCATAACAGAAAGAATCATATCAGCCGCTTCATATTTTTCTGTATTTTCTTTAAGCCAATTGTAGATCTCAGTGTAGTTTTTCATATCCTCATCAATCGCAAACCTCAAATTTAAAGCACCAAACTGTCTAGTTTCGCTTGATTGAAATGCAATCCCACCTCTAAAATTCATCTGAATTTCTCCTGCAGTTATTTCAGGAATACTAAAACTTGTAATAAAGTATTCAGTATTTGCATATTTTTGCCTGTTAATAGTCAATTTAAAACCTACAGGTGATAAAAGATTAACATTAGTTGTTAGATTATTTTCAGCCATAAATCTATTTATAAAAAAAGGGGCCCCTTCCGAGGCCCCTTTAAAGTTATAGGTTTAAGCTATATTAGCTCTGACCTCCAACGTTGATGTTCTTCACGCGGAATGAGCGGAAGTATGGGTTAGAGTTAGCAGCTCCAATACCGTCAATTGTTCCAGTAATAGGGTTAGCAATAAGACCGTAACGAGTCTTAAAGGCAATCTTAGGTTGGAATGTGTTCTCACCAACAGCGCGAACCATTGTAAGAGGGACATAAGGAGCATAGAACATACCAGCGTCATAAGGAGAAGTTCCCTTATAACCAACAGTAGCATAGTCAGTTGTAGAATAAGGATCAACATAAACCTTAAGCTTACCATTGAGAGTACCGGCAAATGTGTTACCAGCAGCGTCAACAGCAAGTTCACCTTCTCCACCGAACTTAAGTGATCCGGCAGCTGCAAGAGCGGAAGCAACGTTGCTGGAGCAGATAACGTAGTTACCCTTACCGCGACGTGTCTCAATTGCAATTGTGTTGGCTTCCTTCTCGATCTGGAAGATCAAAGACTGGAATTTCTCAACAGCCCATCGGCCATCAGCGTCAGCAACAAGGTCAAATGCTTCAGTAGATCCAACACCACCAACTTTACCAGTAGTAACAATGCTGCGGATAACCTCACGGTTAATTTCAGCAAGGATCTCACCGGAAAGGATGTTAGCAAGCTCGGACTCAGCATCGAGACCGTGAACAGCCTTAAGATCTTGAGCAAGCTCCATGGTGTATTCAGCCTTAAGTTGACGTGTCTTAGCAGTCACAGTCGACTTTTCAATGGTGAATCCCATTTC